AAGACATGACGACTTGGTTGACTCCACCACGCAAGCCATCATGAGATTTAGACAAGGTGGTTTGATCGATCATCCAGAAGACTATGTGGATGAGATCAAAGAACAAAAACAGAGAGTGTATTATTAATGGCGGCACCAGTAGTATTAGGCATAGCACGATATCTTTTAGGGAAGAATATTAAACCTCTTGCAAAACAGTTTGGCAAGTTTATGAAAAGTAAAAAATTTATTCAACCAAAAGAAATTTCTAAATTAGAAAAATTAGGAGTCGCAAAAACAAAAAAAGGTGTTACCAAAGGGCCTCTAAAAGGAAAAGAAGTTAGTTTAAGAGATTTAAGAAAACTAGGAGCAGCTGATTCAATAAAAGAAACTTTAAAAGCTCGATCTTTAAAATATGATAAAAGTTTTAGTTCTGGTTCACCTTTCGTCAAAAAAAGAAAAGAGACAATAAAAAATTTAGATAAATACATAGGCAATATTGAAAGTAAATATGTAACCAAACAAGCAAAGGGTGGACTAATCAAAGGAATACCTAAACTAGCTAAGAAAGGATTCTAGTGGTAAAAAAGCTCACAACCACAATACCACCGTTACGAGGGCCTAATCCACAGGGGTTGAATGTTCCGTTAAAACAAGTTAAAACGATCAAACTGGAGAAATTAAATGGCAGAAATAGACAAGTCGCTTCCAAACGAAGTTCGAACAGAAGTAGAGTTACCAGCTGAAGAAGTAGTTGAGGAAGAAGTTACAGAACAACAAGGTCCCGTAGAAGTAACACCAGAAGAAGATGGTGGTGTTACATTAAACTTTGAACCAGGAGCAGTTAACGTTCCAGGCACAGAAAATCATTTTGATAATTTAGCAGATATTTTACCCGACGATATTTTAGATCCAATCGGTAATGACATGGTTAATAATTACATGGATTACAAATTGTCTAGAAAAGATTGGGAGCAGTCTTACATACAAGGTTTAGATTTATTAGGATTCAAATACGAAAATAGAACAGAGCCGTTTCAAGGAGCAAGTGGTGCCACACACCCAGTTCTTGCAGAAGCGGTAACACAGTTTCAAGCACAAGCTTATAAAGAATTACTGCCTGCAGAAGGTCCTGTAAGAACGGATGTCGTAGGGGCAGTTACACCACAAACAGAACAACAATCAGATCGTGTAAAAGATTACATGAATTATTTGTTGATGGATCAAATGCAGGAGTATGAACCTGAGTTTGATCAGATGCTGTTTCATTTACCACTAGCTGGATCAACTTTTAAAAAAGTTTACTACGACCAACTTCTAGGAAGAGCAGTGAGTAAATTTATACCTGCGGAGGATTTGATTGTCCCGTACACGGCTACCTCATTAGACGATGCGGAGTCAATCATCCATTCGCTAAAAATGTCAGAGAATGATTTAAGAAAACAACAAGTCAACGGTTTTTACAGTGACGTAGAGTTAGGACCGCCAAGTGTTACTAACAACGATGATTTAACAAAAAAAGAACGTGAACTAGATGGTACAAAGAAAACTGGAAAACAAGAACCAGTTTATACTTTGTTAGAGTGTCATGTTAATTTAGATTTAGAAGGTTTTGAAGAAGTTGATTCTGAAGGCGAACCAACTGGAATTAAGCTCCCTTACATCGTAACGGTTGAAGAAGGATCCAGAAAAGTTTTAGCTATCAGACGTAACTATGCACCTGAAGATATAAAGAAAAGTAAAATCCAATATTTTGTCCATTTTAAATTTCTTCCAGGTCTTGGGTTTTATGGCTTTGGGTTAATTCACATGATTGGCGGATTGAGCAGAACTGCAACTGCTGCTCTCCGTCAATTATTGGATGCAGGTACATTATCAAATTTACCAGCAGGATTTAAACAAAGAGGTGTAAGAGTTAGAGACGAAGCATCTCCAATACAACCAGGTGAGTTTAAAGATGTAGATGCACCAGGTGGTAATTTAAGAGAATCGTTTTTCCCACTACCATACAAAGAACCATCAGCAACATTATTACAACTGATGGGTCTTGTTGTTGGCGCTGGTCAAAGATTCGCGGCTATTGCTGATATGCAAGTGGGTGATGGTAATCAACAAGCGGCTGTTGGAACAACAGTTGCGTTATTGGAACGTGGATCACGGGTCATGTCTGCAATACATAAAAGATGTTACGCAGCTATGAAAAAAGAATTTAAACTACTTGCAAAAGTAGTAGCACAATATCTACCAGCAGAATATCCGTATGACGTGGTCGGTGGTGCAAGAAACATTAAGCAATTAGATTTTGACGATAGAATAGATATCGTGCCAGTTGCAGATCCAAATATATTTTCAACTGCGCAAAGAATTACAATGGCACAAACAGAATTACAACTTGCACAATCTAATCCACAGATACACAACCTGTATAATGCTTACAAAAAAATGTACGAAGCAATCGGTGTAAAAGATATTAATCAAATATTACCACCACCTGCACCTACTGTTCCAAAAGATCCTGCGTTAGAACATATTGATGCTTTAGCAGGTAAACCATTTCAAGCTTTTCCTGGTCAAGATCACAGAGCACACATCACAGCGCATTTAAGTTTCATGTCAACTAACATGGTTAGAAATAATCCTGCAATTATGGCTGCGATACAGAAAAATATTTTAGAACACATATCGATCATGGCTCAAGAACAAGTACAATTAGAGTTCAGAGAACAAATTATGCAGTTACAAATGCTACAACAACAAGCTGCAGTCAATCCACAAGCAGCACAAATGCTACAACAGATGACACAAGAGATAGAATCTAGAAAAGCAGTGTTGATTGCAGAGATGACAGCAGATTTCATGGCAGAAGAGAAGAAAATTACTTCACAATTCGACTCTGATCCGTTGTTAAAACTAAAAGCAAGAGAAGTTGACCTACGTGCGATGGAAAATGAGAGAAAAAGAGACAACGACGAGGCACAAATAGAGCTTGCAAGAGCAAGATTGATGCAATCAAAAGATAATTTTGATGAAAAACTAGAACAGAACGAAGATTTAGCAAAATTACGTGCTGGAGTTAGCCTTGCGAAGTCTGGTGTACAGCAAGCATCGGTTATGATGGAGGATAATTAATGCCTTTGAACAAAAAAGGTAAGAAAATTATGAAATCCATGAAGAAACAGTACGGAAAAAAACGTGGAGAAACTGTTTTCTATGCATCTAAAAATAAAGGTGTTATAAAAGGCGTAGAAAAAACTAAAAAAAGGAGCTGAAATGCAAAGACTTGATAAAATCAAAGAAGTTAAAGTTGCAGAGCAGAGTATTGAAGTAGATCCTAGATCTAAAACTACTGCTGACCAAGCATTTAACTACATTGCAACAGGAAAACCTGAAATGCCAGTAGGCGGACAGAAAAGAATGTTGCCAGAAAAGAAAAGAAACTCTAAGGCGTACTAATGGCCTGGTTTAGTTTAGCAAAACTAGCGTTAAACGCTGGGACGCATATTTATAAAAAGCGTCAAGAGACGAAAATGGCTATGGCGGATGCACAACACATGCACGCTAGAAAAATGGCCGATGGTCAGTCTGAATACCAGGGCAAACTGTTAGAGGCTAGACAATCAGACTGGAAGGACGAATTCATACTTTTGATTTTGTCGGCGCCAATCGCGGTGCTCGCTTGGGCAGTCATAAGTGAAGACCCAACTGCGATGGATAAAGTTAAATTGTTCTTCGAATACTTCGCAACGCTGCCGACCTGGTTCACGAATTTATGGATCCTTGTAGTTGCGAGCGTTTATGGTATAAAGGGAACACAAATATGGAGAAACGGCGGAGGTAAAAAATAATGCCAAACAGAATATACAATAAACAAGTAACACCTAAAGGATATAAAAGAGGTGGTGGGGTAACCGAAACTGCAAAAAAACAAGCAATGGAGGCTAAACCAAAAACAAAAGCAACAACTAAAAAATTTTTAAAAATGGTCGGTAAATTTACTCTACCTGGAGCTGGAGCTTTGGCAGGGAAAAAAGCCATGGACAAACTTAGAGCCAAAAAAATGGGCGGCGGAATGATGATGATGGAAAGACCTATGATGAAAGAGGGTGGACCATCTAAAAAACCAAAAGTTAAAAAAATTGCAATCGGCACAGGTAAAGCAAAAGACTATCCTGGTATCAAAAAAATAATGGAGATGAATAAAAAGGGTAGAAAAAGATTTAAAGCTGGTGGCGCATTAAAACCTGTAGATCCTAAAACTCAAAAAGGTTTATCTAAACTTCCAACTGAAGTCAGAAATAAAATGGGCTACATGAAAAAAGGTGGAAAGGTAAATGGCAAATAGATTGTACAATCAACAAGTAACACCTAAAGGATATAAAAAAGGTGGAGCCATAGAACCTGAGTATTCTATTAAACAAGAAGTTAAAGATATAATGAAGAAAGAAACACCTAAAACTTTTAAATTATTAAAAGGTCTATCTCCAGTTACACAAATGAGAAAGTATATGACCAAGAAAAAAGTTAAAAAAGCTAGAGCTAGAGACGAAGCAAAAGTTTCAAAAAAAGGAAAAGCATAAGGTAAATGGCAAATAGATTATACAACCGACAAGTAACACCTAAAGGATATAAAAAAGGTGGTAGAATAGGCGGAGTAAAAACTAAAACTACTACGACCACAACTACAAAATCTGAAAAGAAACCTGGATTCTTTAAAAGAACAATTGGAAAAGTTAGAAAAAAATTTATACCAACTTTTGACGAACAATTTTCAAAAGCTAAAAAAGAAGGTAAGAAAACTTTTACATCTACTAGAGATA